TGAATTAAGAATTTATTAGCAAAAAATTGATAAAATATGTCAGCGTAACAATATATTATAACGCAGAACATAGATAATGATAAAATCCGTTTGCAACTATTTGTCAAAGCGACGATTAATTAGAAAAATAAAAAAGAAAAATGCAGACCTTAAAAACCTATATAACTGTGAACTTTCAAATGCAAATCTATCTAACATTGATATGAATGGGTCAAAACTAAGTGGGTCTAACTTAAAAAAATCTCTTTTTAAAAATACTAATTTACAAGGCGCTTTAATACAAAACGCAAATTTATGCGGCGCCAATTTAGTAGGGGCAAATTTAACTTATGTTGACTTTTCATACGCAGACCTAAGTGGAGCAAATCTGAGTAACACAAAATTGAGCAAAACAAACTTTACTGGAGCAAACTTATCAAATACAATTTTTACAGACGCAAAAATAGAGACGGACACAATTTTCGCATATGCAAATTTAACAAATATTATTATAGACCAACGTAAACTATCTTTAACAACTACTACTGGTGCTATAATTAAAATTAAAACCTCGGCTCTTCATAAATTACTATTTTGGCTTGGAGTAACTTCAAGTAATAATAAAAATGATACTAAGAAAATTGTGCCTATGCCTATAAAAATCATTCCAAATACATAATAAAAACTAAAAACTAAAATCTAAAATCTAAAATCTACTGAAATGCGATGTTAATTTAGAAAGTAAATAATATAATACACCAAACAATGCGCTGGTAAAAACAAACCCATATAAATTTATATTACCATCCTTTGAGAACAATGCTGGGAAAAACTTGTACAAATATCGCCTAAAAAATGGCAATTGAAATAAAAAATACATTACTGCAATAAGCAATGGAATTTGAATTTCATCGTATAATTGGTCTAAACTATCTCCATATTGTTCGTTTTTATTGTAGTTATTAATAATATCATCATTTTCCTCTTCTTCAGTAATATAGTCCATATTAGGAGCCGGTGGAATATAATCGGGGTTTATTTGGGGGTCTTGCGATAATGCCTCAGTATTACGTGGTATATCTCTAGATTGTAATTGAGTTGCGCCAGTAGAACTTGCTTGTTGTAAGCCACTAACAATTTGATTAATAGTTGTTTGGTCTAAAGACATTCCATTAGGACCTTGCCCTTGTCCTTGCCATTGTCCAGGCCCTGAACCAAATTGTGGTTGCATAGATGAAATTTTTTCATTTGCAGATAATGTAATATTTCCCCCAATACTTCCACCACCTGTTGGGTCTGTAGGTAAATCCATAATACTTGTAGTATCTGACATATAAGTATTATAAAGAAGATACTTTCAAAAAAGTATCGCAAATATAAAGTATAAAGTATAAAATATAAAGTATAAAATGTAAAGTATAAAGTATAATTATTAAACTGGAACTTCTTTTTTCTTAGCATCGCATTTTGTCGTAACTGACGTAAACTTATAGCATTTTTCGCCATGTTTATAAATTTTATCCTCAATATCATCTAATGGGGGCGCTTTCATGATTAAACAATTTTTACCATTACAAACACTTCTAAATAAGGTTGCTAATCCGAATCCTAATATAACAGACATCAATATTTTACCACTTTCTGTATGAAAAAATTTACTTAAATTCATATTTATTATATATATTATATAGGTAATAATATATAAAAATAAAAAACATTAAAAAAATCCACCGGTAAAAGAGCTAATGCTAGAACCTGTTCCAGTAGAAGGCACTGGGTCGTCAGTTTTAGGACCACTTTGAATGGGGATTGTATTTATCTTAGACTTATCTGATGGGCAAGCAACTTCGTTTGCCTCATAAATAAAACAATTATCGGCTGTGTCTTTATATTGTACTTTGCCTATATTATCTGGAGTTGGATAAACATAAATGGTTTTAAGTTCGGGTCCCCAAATATAAACAACAAATAACCCAACTGCTAAACTAACAATAAATACTGGAATATTAATCAGTTTTGTAAGCATCTGAACTTATCTTATATTTATAATATATAATATAATTATTTATTCTTGGTTTTATTCTTATTTTTTATTCTGCCGGCGTATCTCTCACAAACAGTTTAATCATTCATCAGAATCAGACTCAGAGTCAGAGTAAGCATTCTGTTCGGGAACAAACTCAGTTATAAGTTCAGAATTAGAATCATCATCCAATTCAGTTACAGATTCCAAATCAGTTTCTCCTTCTATTTTTAACCGAGGATTAAGTGTAAATTTTCCGGGTTCTAAATAATAATCAGATTCGTCCTCATTATCTTCCTCTATTATAACTTTTTCTTTTATGTCTGGTATTGCCCTCGCTCTTTCTCCGCCAGTTTTCACCGACTTCTTTTTAATTTCAACTCCAGTTTTAAAAGAAACAACTTTTTGTCCATTATCAGTAAGGTCCCATTCTAACATTTCATTTGTAATAGGTATTTGAATTAAATGAAAAGTATTATCTTGTTCATTATATTCAACACTATTATATGCATATTTTTTATTCATAAGTTCATTTATGCGTGGCTGCATAGTATTAACATATAAATCAATGGCCTCAATAATAAGTTGCGTATTCTGTTTTTCTTTATATTGATTTACCATTGAATTAAAGTTATCTAAGTTATTATAAAATTCTAGTTGAAGTTTTTCTAATTCCGTTTTTTTCTCATCATTATCAACAATACTTAAATATGTTTGTAACGTAAACTCATATACTTTAGTGAATTCGGAAACTTTTTCCTTAATTTTATCAAACTTTTCAACAGCCTCTTCTTCTGTTATATAGCCAAACAACATATCATTTTTGTCTATAATTATTTCTCTCTTATTTTGAGAGAGGGAATCCTCATCGCTATTAAGATTATCACGTATATTCTCAACGAGGCCAAGATTAATGTTTATATTAAATAGACAAGGCGCCGTCCTATCACCACAAATTGCGATAAGATTTCGCCCATCATCATCAACTTTAGTAGAAAAAATAGAACCAACCGGTCGTTTACAGTTAACGCATTTTGGTTTAATTTTCATAAACTCTATGCGCTTCTCTCTCCAACTTAATCCAGGTAACTTATTTATTTTGTTTTTTTCATTTTTTATGAGACTTTCATAAATGCTTTTATATCTAAAATATTGATCTAAACCATCAACAAATTTGCGTTTATCTGCATCTCGTTTTTCTTCTTCTTGAGTTTTAAAGTTCATTCTATATTTTATTATTATAATTTAATTATAGACTCTATAATTTATTGTTGTAATTTGTTGTTATAATTTGTTGTTATAATTTGTTATTCTGTTAATTGGGCGGGTTATTTTAATTTTCTATGAATAACATCATATTCGGTTTCCCAATGTGGTAGACCAGTTATTAATGATTGGTGTGCGCTCTTTTTAGCCTCCTGAAAATTCTGTATTTTTGATAATATATATTGCTGTTTTTGTCTATTTCGCATATCTTTTTCTACTGGCGTAAGTTTTCCTTTATACTTAAAAAATAAGATTATTCCTAAAATGAGTAAAAACCCTAAGCCTAATCCGATATTTAACAATAAATTGTTGTATGTGTTTTTAAATATTCTGCACTGCTTTAATGTTTCACTTAAAAAATACTTTACGCCTGGTTCTATTAGACTAGGTTTAGTAAAATTATCAAAATTCATAATAGTTGCCTAATAATTACTGTTATAATAACAAAATAAATTATACACAATATCTATATGGACAGTTCGTATTTATCCTTTTTAATTTTTATAATTATAACTATTTTATACTACATGGTATTAAAACCAAAGTTAAACATTAGTGCTTATGACGACCAATCAGGTGAACAATACGCTGCATATAATAGCAGCAGTAATACTGCTTTATTTATTTATTTCTTATTTATTGTATTATCTCAAATCGGAATAAATGCTAGCGTAATGGTAAATAAGTGTGGTGGAAGCATAATGCAGAATATGGGCTCTGCGTTTTTAATGACATTAATACCATGGTTCTTTATTTTTGGTGGAGTTGTTGTCTGTTTAATGATATTCCCTGGTTTTAAGTCAGCGTTTTCAAATGTCATTGGTTACTTTGCTGTATCAAATACCGCAAATAATGTATTGTCAGAATTATTAGTAAATACGGATTTAAATCAGACAATAAATGCAATAACCGATGCTGCTCCAGAGAAAAAGGCTAGTTTAAAAAGTGCGGCCGAGGCAATTATAAAAATGAGTGGAAACATGTCTATAATGATAAACCAAATCGTTCCATCAAATTTCATGGATTATTGGTCAATGTTACTTCCATTAATGAAAGAACAATACCAAACTGGTGCATCGGATATGAAACAACAACTGTTAGATGTTGTTGTTGCAAGAGATAATATAGGAGAGGCTCTTTGGTATGTTTATACCGCAATTTTATTAATTTCAATAACTCAATATAATATTATGAGCAAGCCTTGTCAAAAAGACCTTGCTACTATGCAACAAAGTCAAAATGAATATATAAAAACTAAAAAACAAATAGATTCTGAGTCCAAAAAGGCAAATTCTAAGATTTATACTCTATAAATAACTCATCACTCATCAAAATAATGTAGGTCTTGATACATAATATAAAATAAATAAATAACAGATTATGCCTAGAACAATCGCTAAAAGCCATACAGGGAGTATAGTTTTGTTACGATAACCTATTCCAAAATCACGAATGCTTCCATCATCTTTATATAAAAATCGTGGCTTACCAATTTGAATAGTTATAAATATTGCTAAAAATAATAGAATGCTCGCAAGCGTGACGTTTTTTGAAATATAAGATTTATAAATTGAGTTCATTATTTATTATTATATACTAAGCATATAATAATTAATATAAAAACACATAAAATATATAAAAAAAAAGAAAAATCTACCCACCACTCCAATAGTGCCTTTTTTTCAGTTAGTCTCGTTCTTGCCAATCATCATTGTTTTGTTCCGCACCAAAATAGTCTTCTCCTGCATCATCCCCAGCAAACCAAGCGATATCATTATCTTCTCCCTCAATATCGGCAACTGCATCTGCGTTTTCCATATAATCCTCTAAATATTGCTCCATATTTTCATCAACAACATTCTTATTTTTTCTAAGATTCTTCTCAATATCAGCAATCTTTTCCATATATTCTCTCTCTTCATCATAAGTTTCCTTTACGTAGGTAGTTAGACCTTTTTGAAGACCCTTGCTCCAAGCGCCCAATTTATTAATCTTCAAAATAGTATCCGCATCGCGCTCTTCATCAGTCATCGCCTGAAGCCTATCAGTAAACGTATCCTTCTCTCTTTCTTTACTTTTAAACACTACTTCCATCACCTTATCATAACTTAAATCAATAATATCCTTATGATTAGTCATTATGGTTAAATATGATACTAGTAATTTAGATATCCTCACTTTCATATCCTTAATGTTACCTAAAAGCATAGTTGGAGCCGTTTTTGCGGATAAATTTAATTCCTCGTCTTCCATATTTTCTATAGTTAGAGCAAGTTCTCTCTCATCCTGTTCTTCAGGCGCAACTAATACAAGCATTTTTGAATCTTCTGCTAATTGTTTATATATATTTAATGTCTGTAAGAAATAATTTTCAAATAACAGTTCGCTAGTTCTTTTATCAAAGACAGAATAAGTTTTTTCCTCTTTATATTTAATTTCTGTCATATAAGGCGTATCTAAGGTTAAAGTCAAAAGGTTCTTTGTTATATCAGGAATTTTTTTTACTATATTTAACACTACCTTATCATTATAAAATGGTCTTAGCGCAACATAATATTCGCTAATTATATTCTTTAAGTCTGAAACATGGTTTTTAGATAGATTCCAGTAATTCGGCAAACTAACCGCATTTTGGTAATCTACATTATTTAATATTGTTTCAGGAAAGATGCTTAAAAATTGATGTATGTAGTTCTTGACAAACTGAATATTATTATATGTGCTTTCATCTGAAATAGACGTTTTTCGCGCATCTTCTGAACAATCTCCCCACTTCATAAACGTATTTAACAACGTTTTAATGTCCCTTAGAGTCTTTTTTGTAGCACCACTGTTTTTGCTAATAAAGTCATACATATCGTTCTTAATTTCGCCATTAACCCGAGCCAAATAATTCTTTAATGCGCGCATTTCCTCTGTATCCTCAGAAACTGCAATATCATAGGTGTCTAATGCGGCATCTATCTTTGTTCTAAACTCCTTAGGAACAATTTCTTTATTGTCGCTGTCATCTGAGTTTTTATCAATCTCCTCAATCGTATTTCGTAATTTTTGTACTTGTGTTATAACTGGGGTATCAATATGCAAATTTACTATATTTTTCCGATTTAAGTATTGCAATAACCTTAACAAAGATTCGTTGTTGTAGTTTTTGCCATCTTGTTTTAATTTTCTAATTTTCTCACTAATAGAATCCGTCTTAGAAAAATGTTCTGGTTTACCACCACATATTGCTTCTAACTCAGGACTAATCGGAATAATTGAATTAAATTTACAAAATGTAATAAATGCCCGATAAATAGTTTCATCATTAAATTGGTCGCTTAATGGAGCATAAATATTCTTAGAGTTCTCTCTACAGAAGAATAACGGAGCCTTAGTAACCGCATTAATATCTTCAATAATATTAGTTAAATCGCGGACTATCTTATTATATAAAAGTATTTCAGGCTCTTCTTCAATAAAATATTTAATAGTGCTTATTCCTCCACGCTCACTACAACATGCGTTTTCTAAGAAGGGTTCTTTGGCAGAGTTCATTAGTAACAACTTCTTTTTATCAACTACTTTTTGAATTAATTCTTGGAGTGCAAGAGAGAAAAATATAATCTTGGATTTAATCACTAGTATTTTCTCTCTTTGACAGGTTGCACCAGTTCTAAAATTACGAAGGCATTCCTTCTTAAACTCTTCTGAGATGTTAGTAATGGGTTTAAGTTTAAATGGAATAAGTGGTGGCAAAAACTGCGTCCATTTATTTAAAGCATACTCCTCAGGAATCGTATTTTCTGGATTCGTTAATAAGTACTCTAATTTATTCTTAAATTTTTGAGAGACATCCACATTAGTGATATAGTATGCATCAATGAATGCCTTTATTTTTTCAGCAATATTCGCCTCTTTCATGCGCATAAGGGCAGACCAAGGATGTGTCTCATTACGTAATTTATATGCAACGCATGATAAATATTGAAGAGAAGATAAATCACCGGAGCCTTCAAATGGGTAGCCGGTAAAAGAACGCACGCACCCCGGGAACGTTTTGCGAGTTTTAATAGAGGGGACAGACGTTTGTACTCCAATCAAATAAGCGCCAAGCGTTAAATATAAAATTGTGCTGTTATAAACTGCCATATAGGTAGGTAATTTTTTACCCTTCTTTGCGGCCTCTTCCACTCGCGTTTTATGGTCTTCTTCCGATATTAATGCGCCACCTTGCATTATGTCTAATGCTATTTTGATAATAAATTCCTTTTGGTCTTCTATGAATATGCCCATATTTTCGGCTAATGCATTTATTATATTTGACATCATTTTTGTTTCAGGAGTTATATATTTTTTTAATATAGGCTTTGCAGATGCAGTTAATATAGAGTCGCCTAAGTCTTGTTCCATTAATTCACGCGTTTTAACTTTATAGCCTTCTTCGTAGCCCTCATCAATATCAAAGTCAATCGCGCATATAATATAACCGCTATATTGGTCAACCCAAGAATCTCCATCATCGCTTTTCTTACCGCAATCTTTAATAATCTCATCAATAACTCTTAAATAATTCTCAGGATTCTCTATCCAACATGTTGCTAACTTATATAAGAAGGATGGAAGTAATTTAACGCCAGTTTTAATACAATATCGCCAATGGTTGCCATCTTCAGTACTAGACTCCTCCGCGGAAGGTTCCCTCGTAAAACGAATCGCAAATCTTACTATATAGTTTTGTCGCTTATTAATATTAGCCTGCCCCAATATAAGGTCTCTTAATTTTAAGTAAGGAGACGGAACTTGGTCATTATTAAAATCTTCACTATTAATACCTAATTTAAACTGTTGAGCATTATATTTATATTGTCTAGCATCATGAATATTATGTAGCCGTTCTATAATTCTTGTCGCATAATCATAATTTTTGTTTAATAGTTCGGCGAGCTTATCTTTTGACATTTCATACTTTTTATCAAACTGACTAATTATATCCTTAAGAGCATTTTCAGTTACATGTCGTTTATTTAAATCCTGAGTCTCGCATATTGCTTTATATTTTTTATCAACTTCCATGCAGTCTTTTTGAAAATCGCATAAAAGTTGCTGGTTAGATGTTGTGGTCTTTTCATCAATCGTTTTATCGGGTTGCCATTTATTATGCGTTCGTTTAAAGTATAACATTTTGTCCTGTGCGATATCAAACATAATAGCAAAATTACCATCAACAACTCTTTTCATGCCAGTTATCAAGGTTTCTGCCATATAAGGCGCATCATCTGGTCTAATTTTATTTTTACTAATAAGTTTTTGAATTAAAAATTCGTTGAACTTATCCGGCTCCATAGATATTTGCTCTTTCTGATACTCATCTAGTATTCCATACATAGTATCATCATATTTCTTATCAAAGTATGTTAATTTATCATTATCAGCGGCAATTTCTTCTAAGGCTTTATATTGTTTTGAAATAACAATTGTTTGGCATTTATTATCTTTTTCTTCTTCTTTAATAGCATCTTCTAATTTATCCTTTTGTTTTTCAATGTTTTCAATAATAGAACTTATATTTTCTGGCATCATAGTTCCAATATTTGCTATAGCAATAGCATCGTTATATATTGTTGAAAAATCGGTTGATATCATAGTCCAAAGAAGTTCCGAGTTAGTTAATGTTAGACTACTTGGCTCATAATCATAACTTTTTAATACCTCATTAAAAGCGCTCTTTTCAGTTAATAACGATATAATCTTACGGTCATTTTGTTTAACACCAATAGTTGATGCCTTCTTTTTAAGAGCTGAAAACTCTTTCTCTCTGTTCTTGAATATTTTATAGTGTTCTGATATTCTTTCTTGTAGAAATAGATTGATATCTTTATATTGCATAAATGTTAAGTCATCGGTATAAACTAAGAATGGTTCTAAGTATCCAACTATGTCATAGAGAGAAAGTTTGCCATGTATATATTTTTTCATAAGATTAAATAATACCCGCGTTTTTGGTATTATCCTTTGTAAAAACTTTTTATATATTTCATGATTCGGCATACTATCCATTTTTTCATTTTTTATTAGGACGTAGTTCTTAATTGTATTCGCAAATTTACTATCAAGGTCGGCGTCACTATCTATATTATCTATTAATGCCTTATTAATCGGCGATTTATCATTTAATAATTCCCAATAATTAAGAAACGTCGTATTTAAATTGGCCTTCTCATATATGCTAGTTGCTGGTAAATTAATATGAGAGAAACGGATAGTAGGTTCAGGAAGCATTACTATTGATTTTAGTTCTAGAGTATCTGGTTGAGTTATGTTAATTCTATGCGAAATCATCTTTTTACCAGTTAATTGACTTGCATCTAACCGGGTTACGCCTAAGTTATAGCGCTGTATTACGAATTTCCTGGACTTAATTATATCATTTTCAACAATAGAAGACATAAATTCGTTTAAATTATCAATTATTACGCTTAAATCAGTGTCAATAGTTATGCTATTAATAACATCATATGCGGTTTCAACATTAGGTTCATTAAACGGCGTTAAATATGGGTTTAATTCAGAAATAAGATTAAAATACTTATTTTGCTCTAAGGGCGTATCATTTGATTTATAACGGTCAAATATATTTTTCATTTCTGATATATCTTCGTCCATGGATAATGGAATAACATCAATTATTTCTTCTGCATCCTCTTTTGAACTAATATTATATACCTTTTTAACATTTTTTGCGACAGGTAATAGCCAGTATAATAATGTTTTAAAAGTTAATAAGTTATCTGCCAGAGGCTTCCAATTAACTGTTTTTACAATAGGGCTCATCACATTTCTATTCTCATCTAAATTTGAAAATTCTAGGCGTAATTGTTTAAAACGCTCAATCATAGTATGAACATTATTTAAAACCGCAGATGTTCTTTGAGTGTTTGGTATATTTGATAATAATTCATTGAGTAAATCATCTGTTTGAGAATGAATGTTATAGCGTTGTTGTGCTTCTTCAACATCTACGAGTTGTTTAATTGCGGCCAACTCTTGTCCAATTTTAATTTCATCGGCGCGCACAAAGAATTCGCGAATCGTATCCTTGACATCTTTTGCTGGTAAATTGTATATAGCCTCCTTATTTTCTCTCTCAGCATCTTCATCAAATTCTGGAATATCCTCCAGGGAATCCGAAGATTCGCGTTGTCTTCTGGTTTTTTCTCTTGCTTCTTTATCAACCAATGTTTCGTCTATATCTGTTTCTTTTTCTTCTTGTTTGCGCATTTTCTCTGGTTTCTCTCTAATAGTGATGGTTTCAATTGGTAAATCAAGAGGAATTCCCTTATAACCGAAGTTAATATATAATATATCACCATCAGGATAGGTTTTTAGTTCAATCATATCCTCTTCTAAGTTAGTAATTTCACCAGTAATTATAACAGGCGCATCTCCGCCAAAAAGTATATCAACCCATGTTCCGGTTAATAAATTATTTTGACGAGCATATCCATTTTGTTCACTACGGTCAATAAGCGCAATAGAAGTAATTGAACCATCACCTAATATACCATCGCCTCCTATTCTTATTTTTAAAGAGGTTAAATCATCTACGTTGACCAATTTAATAGAGTTTTTATCTATATACTCAATTATGAACGTATTGTTATCTAAAACCTTATTAGATGGCGCTTCAAGCCGAATTACGTCCGATAATTGCAAATCAATAGTTTTATTATCTGGCTTTGATTCAACGGGGGTTTCAGCGTCAGCGTCAACATTCTTTTTTGACTTATTTACTTCTAACTCATTATTATCTTCTACACTTTTTGTTGACATATTGTTCCTATATTTATGCTAGAAATTTTTATCACTGTTATAACTGAAATCAAAACAATTCAATATTGGTTTAAAGATATATTACAATAAATTATATTATAATATGTCAAATGTGTGCCATCCACTCTATAAGTTAGGTGATATACCTGGTTTTAAAAATATGATACTAAATGAAACAACTATAGAGTCCCAGAATAACTTTTCATTGAAACATTTTAATAGAGTGCCTTATGTTACTAAAAACAACAATGAGTATAGTATTATTAGGTATGACAAAGAATTTTTAACTTCAGATTTAATTCCTACGGTTGGGCTTCTAAGGTCTATAGTAGTTGATTCTACTAATCAAGTAGTAAGTTTTTCGCCGCCTAAATCAATATCATACGATATGTTTATTAATAAAAACCCAGATAAAAGCTATGATATTGTTGCAGAGGAATTTATAGAAGGAACTATGATTAATATATTTTGGGATAAAACCTCCGGGTTATCTGGTTCTTGGGAGTTTGCAACACGCAATACAGTTGGTGGGGAGGTATCTTTTTATAAATCAAATTTCCCTGCAAAAACATTTCGTGCGATGTTCTTAGAAGCCGCACAAAATAATGGCTTTAATTTAAATATGTTAAATCCCACATATTGTTATAGTTTCGTACTACAGCATCCAGATAATCGTATTGTAGTTCCATTTAAACAAACCCAATTATATTTAGTAGAGGTATATGAGATAATAAATACCGCAGATGGGACTGTTAATGTTTTCACTCATGATTTAAATATAGTAAAGAGTTATGATGGTTGGAATGAGGTATCTATTAAATTTCCTAAAGTATACGATGATTGGTGTTCTTATGAAGATTTAAAAAGCGAATATGCTAATATGAACACAAGTTATAATATATTAGGGGTTGTCATAAAAAATAAAAAAACGCTAGAAAGATGTAAATTGCGGAATCCGGTATATGAATATGTTAGGCATTTGAGGGGGAATCAGCCTAAGATACAATACCAATATTTGGCTCTTAGAAAAGAAGGTAAGGTTGGTGATTTTTTAAAGTATTATCCTGAAAATAAAAAGGATTTTTCTTATTATCGTGATAAATTACACGAATTTACTAACATGTTATATCAGAATTATATCAGTTGTTATATTAAAAAAGAAAAACCCTTAAAAGAATTCCCCGACCATTTTAGAACACATATGTTTCATATACATAAGTCATATATGGATGAATTAAAGCCTAAAAACGACTATGTCAATAATACTTTTACAATTAAATATGTAAACGAATTGCCAACAACACTATTAATGCACTCATTAAATGATTGCCTTAGAAAGCGTCATGTTGATTTTATTAAAGTTGACTCTACCATGGATTAAAATCGCAAATTACAAATCTAAATTACAAAACTAACTTACAAATCTAAATCATAAATCTAAAATTTATCTAAAATTTATCCTTGATGCTTTTATAAACCGAAATTGCATCAACTATACACTCTTTCAAGTTTTGTTTAATAGCCATTTTTTCAAGTTCTTCCTTATAAGCAATACGAATAATACTATCCATATCATGTGGGTGCATTTTCTTAAAACCACAATAAGACAATGATTTAGTTCCTTCATAAAACTTAGAATATAGGAAATATTCAATTGCTTTTCCAATTGTATAGTCTTCATTTTCTAGTATAACATCATAGCAGTTACTCATTGTATTATCAGATGGATTAATTTTTAGTTCATCCGTATCAATCGCGGTATTCATTGCATCCAATTTTTCAATCAAAACATCACAAGCAGTTCTTATAATTTCTTGGTTAGTAAAAACCCCGACGGTTTGGATAGTAAAATCAAAACTATCTTTTTTTACAATACGTTGACCATCTAGTAACTTCCAATTAGTAGTTTCAAATGTAATTTCATCCTTAGACATCCCCTTATCCTTCCATTCTTGTGCCTTCTTAATAAGTTCTTTTTCAACTGCTTCATCATCTTGAGTAAATCCATAAGAACATGTTGAAACAACATTAAACATTCCATCTTGTTTAGCAGTAGCGATTGATAATTCGCTTATAAAATGCAATTTCTCACCAGGTATTTCATCAGATATCTTTGGCCGAAGTCTTGCGAAATCAATATAATACCCTGTTAGGGTATTTGGAGGAAATATTTTCTTCTGGTCGGCCTCAGTTAAGTATTGGTTTGTTGTTATGTTTTTAATTTTAAAGTGTTCTGTAGTTACAAACATAATAGTATCAGTTAAATTCTCAACATTAACTTCAACAATATAGTTTTCTAGAGGCATTTTAAGGTCGGTAATATGAATTGGAACACAACTCAATCGTTGCTTTAGGATTTCATTATTTAGGCGAGTTGTATTTGTAATAATATTGCACTTATTTTCTTCAGTCGGCGATGTTTTAAATACAACACTTGGAATATCAGAAAGAATAGTTCTGCGCAACCCATTTGACAAACTTACATTAATATCCCTAAGAATAAATTTAAGAGTATCACCATCTTCTGTTGACTTTTCAATTCGTGGATTCATTATATCTATATTAAGCAAATAATATTTAATATAGTTAATCAATTTTTTTATAAATGAGTTAAAACAATATTTCAATAACCTTAATATAGATTAATGAGTTCAATTCTATATTATAGTAATTTTTGTGAGCATTCAAAGAAATTATTACAAGCGCTTTCAAAAAGTCAAGTCAGTAAGGACTTACATTTTATTTGTATTGATAAACGAACAAAAGGACCAGATAACAAAATATACATAGTTTTAGAAAACGGACAAAAAATTGTTATGCCCGAGAATGTGTCAAAGGTTCCTGCATTGTTATTACTTAATAACAATTATCAGGTTCTATATGGAGATGCTATATACAGCCATTTAAAACCAAAACAAGAAGTTATAACTAGACAAGCAACAACAAATAATATGGAACCGTTGGCCTTTTCTTTAGGAGGAGGCTGCATAGTTTCGGACCAATTTAGTTTTTTAGATATGGATTCAGAGGAGTTAAACACAAAGGGAAATGGTGGCATGAGACAAATGCATAATTATGTACCATTGACTTATAGTGATGCAATTAGCACACCATCGGACGACCATGATTATAAACAAGGCAGGGGTGGAGGAGGACAAGAAATGACGGTTGAGAAGTTACAGCAAATGAGAGAACAGGAACTATCTAATTTACCTACAAGAAAATAGTATACATGCCTTAAATAAATAAATAAATTAAAGTAAAGTAAATAAACAAATAAATAATCTTTATTTACTTTATAATATGAAAACATTTAATATTGCGCCATTTGAATTTATTATTAGACAAGTTGTTACTTCGGTTGTGGTTGAAGTTGCACATTTAGATTTATTTAATTCTGTCAATTTGCGAATTATTATGAGGGATTCTAATAATGTTGATATAAAATTTGAAATAGTAACATTAAGTGGCGATGATTATAAAAATTGGTCGTCAGATGATAATTATCTTATTAATTATATTAAACAAAAATACGGCTTTAAGGACTTACCAATTGAAAGTAATAATTCATCTGAAGAAACGCCTTCTGTTGAAGAAACGCCCTCCGTTGAAGAAACGCCTTCTGTTGAAGAAACACCTTCCGTTGAAGAAACACCTTCTGTTGAAGAAACGCCTTCTGTTGAAGAAACGCCTTCCGTTGAAGAAACACCTTCTGTTGAAGAAACGCCTTCTGTTGAAGAAACGCCTTCCGTTGAAGAAACACCTTCTGTTGAAGAAACGCCTATAGAAAATGACGCAACTCCTTTATCAGAATAAATAATCAGACCTATAATAAAAAACAAATAATAAAAAACAAATAATAAAAAACAATAATAAAAAACAAATAATAAAAAAATAATGTTATATTATAAAATAATATGACCGTTTTTTCAATTCAGGATTTATTAGTAAGTGAAGTCGCAACAAGCGTCATTATTGATGTGTTGGAGATTAAATTATATACGCAAGCTACGGTGAGAATACATTTTGTAAAATCCAACGGAGAATACATTAAAACAGAGTTTTTAAATATTTCAGGCGATGATTATAAGAAATGGAATGACGACGATGGTTATATGGTAAACTACATTTTTAATAAATATGGAATTAAAGAATTAAATAATAACGTGGTCGCAGAAAATGTGGCAACTCACGTTGATGTAACAGAACCGGTTTCAATTGAACCTTCTATATCTGAGCCATCTGAAACTGAACCTTCTACGAATGAAGAGGAAACTGTTATAACTGAGCCTTCTAGGAATGAAGATGAAACTGTTATAACTGAGCCGTCTGAAACAAATGAAGAGGAAACTGTTATAACTGAGCCGTCTGAAACAAATGAAGAGGAAACTGTTATAACTGACGGTACATAAAACACGTAGCAATTTTATAATATAGATTATTCTCTTATTACTCAACAATAAGAAAACACTGAACTGAATAAACCGACAAATAAAATACAGATTAAAAAATAACTTAAAAACTAAAAAATATTTATTACAGATATAAATAAATGACGTCGCAATCATCAACAATATTAACGGCATTTAATGACCATTTTATGGAATTTGTATCTGATATAATAACAGTATTTCCAAACGATACAGATATTTTAAGCGCAAAGAACTCATTTACGTTAATTAGAAAAGCAAATCCAAAAATGATTATAAAGATATGGCACACGCATGTTGTTGAAAAGTATGAAACTGTTATTGATAATGGTGATATTAGTTTCTTTATTAATAAGGATTATAGCACCGATTTGACCAATACTGATAATTCAGAGAAGATTACTGAGGCAATTGATAGGTTAAGAAATCCCGTTAAACTGATGACACCAGATGAGCAGAAAAAGGTTATGAAGTATATTCAGAATCTAAAGAAATTGTCAACCTTATATCAAGGATTAAATTAATGATGCATAAAAAATTATAATAATACGTAACTGTTTATATTATTAAAATTATATAATAAATGTTGTATTATGAATTTTATATACTTTTATTTTAGTTTGATTTAAAAAAATAAATTTATATCAAACATATATTAATGAGCGAAGAACAGAGAGAAATTCCCGAAGAGTTTAATAAAATTATGAAAGATTTTGTATCTGACATAACTAACACATTCCCTGAGTATCAGCCTATTATTGACAAATGGTGGAAGCCAAAGACATTTGATGATATACCCGATGAGGAAGCCCGGAATTTAGAGATTATTAAAGATGCAAAAGATAAGATGACTTCATTGTTTAATCATTGTATTAGTGTTTATCCTGAGAGATTCTTTGATATTTTATATCAAAAACCAGAATTGTTTGATAAAGATTCTACTTTAAATACTGATTTTTTACCCGGAATCAGTTTTAGATACTTATGGCAATGCGATATAAGTGATAAAACACGGGAAACTATTTGGAAATATTTACAAATGGTGCTAATTTGTGTTGTTGGTAGTGTAAATAGTAAAGAGGCATTCGGAGATACAACAAAGTTATTTGAGGCGATTAATGAAGACGAATTTAAGAGTAAATTAGAAGAAACTTTAGAGGGAATGCAAGGAATTTTTGATAATCTTGGTAAATCTTCAGATGAGAATGAGAATGATAATGATAACAATGGTTCAGAAAGATCAGGAATGAATATGCCATCAGCAGAAGACATACACAGTCATATTAATGGTATGATAGGTGGAAAATTAGGCGACTTAGCACGTGAAATAGCAGAAGAACAGGCTCAAAATTTAGATATTGATTTGGAAGGAATAACAGATGCAAAGGGCGTTTTTCAAAAACTATTTCAAAATCCCGGAAAGTTGATGAATATGGTAAAAAGCGTTAGTGATAAATTAGATTCAAGAATGAAGTCGGGCGAGTTAAATAAGACAGACCTTATGAAAGAGGCAAGCGAAATGATGAATAAGATGAAGGATATGCCTGGTATGCCAAATATTCAGGAGATGCTAAGCAAAATGGGTATGGGTGGCGCTAATGGCGGAGGTATGCCTGATTTAAATGACTTGGCTGGTCTTGCTGGATTAGCGGGATTAGGTAGAAATACAAAACTTAATACTAATGCCATGCAACAAAAATTAGATAGAATGACAAAGCAGGAAGCGATGAAAGATAGAATGCGTAAAAAACTGGAAGCAAAACAACTAGAAAAGATTACTTCTGCTGCGGCAGCATCTTTAAATCAAGCGCCTAAAGCATTAAGTGACGAAGAGTTGATTACTATGTTTTCAACTGGAGAGAAAGTAGAACGCACCCCTCGCGGAGCAAACCCAACCCCCGATGCATCTGGAAAGAAAAAGAAAAATAAGAAGAACTCTGATAAATAATATAATATTCAATAAAATTGGCAGAAATGATATTAAATTATTTTTGATTTGTTTGTTTTTTATTTGATTTGATTTGATTTGTTTTTTATTTGATTTGTTTGTTTTGTTTTTTATTTCTTCTTTTCAAATATTTTATGAACTAAAATATATAGCGCAATAAATAAGGCAATAAACCCTTCCACGTAATTTTCAACTATATTCATACGAATAAAGAATACATCATAACCGATTGGGTCCAATGTTTCTACATAATAAAAACGTATTGCATTAAGAACTCTGCTTATAAAATATAGTATTAATGGCGCCACAAAATATATGCTTTTTTCGGTTATCATAATTGTAAATATAAACATGTAAAAAACTCCCTTTAATATAGGTCCCGCTCCTCTGAAATCTGGATTTCCATTTACGTCTGTAAAAACTCCTGTATAGTATTTTTTTTGTTTTTGTTTTCTTTTAACCATGTCATCCGAATGGTTTGGATGAATCTCGTTCAGATTTATATCAGGTGAATTATTCATTTTTATATACTATATTATTGGTATATAAAAATATTATAATTAACCTAAAAACAAAAAACAAAAAACAAAAAACATAAAATAAACTGCCGGGTTATTATTTTTTTAATAGGATATAAAGAATTGCAATTAACCCAATTATTGCGCCTAAAACATTATCGTATAAAACAAATGATAAAAACCTAGCATCTTCACCTTCGTCTGCTAAAGCATTAACATAATAAAATCTAATACCATTTAATACACAACCTATTGTATGGCAAAGAATAGCATAAATAGAGTATTTATAATTATTTGATATTATGTAGTATAACGCATACAACACAAATATTTGTTTTCCCAGGTTTGGCAAAACGCCAAAACTTGGGTTGCCTCTTTCTGTTGCATACGGACCATTATAGAACGTCCCTCTTGATAATTTATACGCCTTTAATTTTTGCCAACTGTCGCTGGACTCTCCGTTAACTAATGGTTCATTTTCTATATTGTAATTATTATTTTGATTCATATATAAATAGCAAATAATATAATTATTATTTAAAATTATATTATTGCGATGTATTTTTGAATTGTATTTTTGAATTGTATTTTTGAATTAAATTATTTAAAGTTTCTTAGTCCATGTATATGATACTAAATATAACCCAACGAAGAAATATATACCAGCCTCAACTGCTTCTTCAATAACATTCATATCCATAAAATATTCGTCTGTTCCGTTTTTTATTATGGTATTCGCATAATAAAACCTCATAGCATTAAGCATTTTTCCTAAAGCGCCAAAAATCAATATATACCCAGAGTAAAATATATTTTTAGATAAGGAGATAAATAATACATATAAGTAAAATAATCCTTTTAGTAATGGTCCCAGCCCTTTAAAGTCAGGATTTCCCTCTTTATCTGAAAATATACCATTATAAACGTTTTTATTCTCTTTAATACTAATATCTCTAACGTTTGACATTTATATATTAGTCTATTAAAATTTTTTGCGCATTGTTGTTATTTTTTTTGAAAGAATAGTACGTACACTAACGCGATTACGCATACAACAAAATTAAATGCGTTTTGTGCAATAATATAACCTAAAAAATCGGCATCTGATTGCCCTTCGCTAAATGGATTAACATAATAAAATCTAATTCCGTTAATTAATGAACCCAACGCAAAGAATAAGATAAAAAAAGCGGAATACTTATACTTATGAGTTAACAACAAATATAATCCAAATAATGGAACAAGTTCCTCTAAAATATAACCATAAAATCTAATATTTGGGTTTCCATGTCCATCACTCAAAAACCCATTATAAACTTTTCTATTTTCCTTTGAAATCTTTACAGCAGTAGTTTCGGTTGGTTGATAATAAGGGTCATTATTATAACTCATTATAATATATATTATTATAAAAAATAAAAATTTAATTATAAAAAATAAGTTCCGTATATATATAATGACAGCAACATTTTGGTCAAACGAACCATCTATTCTATTTAATAAAGACTATATTCTACAACTATGGCCTTCTTCAACTATGTCCTACGAAGAAAAGTTAAATTCAATTACTAGGCTAGTGATATTAATGACAATTTTAGGATATATCTTTACATTTTCTATTAGGTTTATATTAATTGGATTTGCTACGCTTATTATAATTTTTATATTATACAATTCAAGAAAGCAAAAGTTGTCAAAAGATATGTTAGATGGTAGTTACAAAGAGGGGTTTAGTGGTATTGATATTAAAAACCAGGAATCTACTATTATTAACCCAGAAACATTAAAAACTTATTTAAAGAGCGAGTTTACACCAGTAAGCAAAAAAAATCCCTTAGGAAACGTTTTACTTACTGAGATAACTGATGACCCTAATAGAAAGTCCGCGCCCCCATCATTTAATACAGAAGTTTACGAGGATATTAACAATACTACAAAGAGAATGGTTCAGAACTTAAATCCTGGAATTAAAAACACTAATAAACAATTATTCGGCGATTTAGGAGAACAATTTGAATTTGACCAATCTCAATGGTCGTTTTACTCTATGCCAAATACGAAGATACCTAACGACCAAGGCGCATTTGCTAATTACTTATATGGCGACATGCCAAGTTGTCGTGATGGTGACGCTTTTGCTTGTATTAAAGATAATCAACGGTATAACTTATATTAAGGAGATTATTGCTAAGAAGGTTTCTAACATGGTTTACAAGGTTATAGGTTATAGGTTTCCTTTGGAATTAACATTTTATTAATATAATACTTTTATTATTACAACAAGAACTAAGAACTAAGAAATAAAATAAATTAAAAATTAGATTAAAAATTAGATTAAAAATTAGATAAAAAATAAAAGTATTATATATTATTATATAAATGGCATTTACTTCCGATTATACCTTTGATAATATGAGTAGAATTGGCAACGATACTTGCTTTCAAGATCAAGAGACACTTCAAAACATTAACTCCTGCAATTATTTATTACAAAATTATTTTGCCAATGACTGCACGATGAATAAACCTATTAGTTTAGCAACATCTCAGCCAGGCGTTTTCTATAACGGACCTAGCAGTGTTGGGTCAGGTGGTTGTGTTGTTGACGACAGTTCTAAGTTATTAATTGGAAGTGTTCAAACACACCCTAAGTGCAGAATTGATTTATTTCAACGCCCTTTTGCCACAGTTCCTTATTTAGGACGTGGTTCAGTTGACCCTATACTAGAATCGCAAATCCAACAAGGAGAACTTTTAACAAATAAGCGCAGTGTGAATAAACTTGCTGAGAAAAGTTATATCAAATACCAAAATACGCCATTATTGCCTGATGTTAAGGACCGCATTACAAATCCTGCTTATTGTGTTGAGGGGGTTGCTTCTGAGGGTTGGGTTCGTGGCGGGGTTCCTTCGCGTGAATTAACAAGAGACCGCGATTATTATGCAGCCCACACATCTAACCAACATATTTAAAGGGTGTAAAACCATATAAATAGTTATGGTTAAATAAAGTAAAGTATATTATATGTATAACTCAAAATTAGTCTGTACATATAGTTATTATGACCCTAATATGAGAGACCGGTATCATTCTAATGAAAAGTTTGATTTAGAAGACGTCGATGGGTTTGAAGATTTATCTGAAATGATATATCAAACTGAATTATTAAAGGCATTAGGATTTTCTTCAGGAGAAATAGATAATGGAAAACCGATAGATTTTAACTTAAAGAGTGAGTTATTAACGGATTTATGCAATAAGATGAAAGACAATGATATTAGATTTTTAGAATGCATTGAATCGGTAAGAGAGAAACATATATGCGAAGATTTAGAATCTGGTTTTATTATTTTATTTTCATATGATTATTTTTTTCTAACGCACAAATGTATTTGTGATTTGTTAACATGTGGACAAATTTCAGATGAGTCTATTATAAGACTTAAGTCCGCATTTGAATAATGAATAAGAACCGGTTTATAAAATAATCTATCTCAGATATATATAATATGGCATCTACAAGAAATATAAATACTCGTGGAAACTATAATTTAGAGCAGAGACAATATAAACAAAATGAAGGTTATACATTGTATCCAAATTCACAATATGGCGCTGCATATGATACTAAGTTACCAGGAAATGGTGTGAATCCAGCACAAATGCCGTGGAATCAACTTTCAAATAATGCACCCGATATTGAATCTTTTTTATTTGGCATTAATTCAACGAATTTAGTAAATCCTGCTGGACCATTACGCCCAGAGTTAAAAACACTAGGAACCGCTAATTTTTTTGAAAAGGGTGCAACATTGATGCCTGAACCTTTAGCAGTTGAAAAGAAGCAACGACCCTTTCCTGCACCTTAAATAAACCTAAACGCAAAATAGAATTGCCAAATAGAATTGCCAAATAGAATTACCAAATTAAATTTATTATAGTAATATTATTTTTTTAAATATGTTTCTTTTTTATATGAGCAACATAAATTCAAATAATATTACTAGCACAAATATTACAACAACAAACTTAAATGTAACAAATATAAATGGTGTACCAATAGCAAATCTTATTGGTGGATATTATCCTTGCCCATCTTGCGGTAGTGGTGATTGCGACCCAGATATTGGTTGTGGCGAGTGTAATGGATGTGCAGATTTTGTTCCAGATGATTGCGATTGCTATATAGCTGGCGGGGGAGGCGGTCCTGGTACAACTGGTCCAACTGGTCCGACTGGGGCAAAAGGCGAAGATGGGTTTTCAACTGGTTTAGTCTATTATTTTAACAACGATATTAGTGCAACTCCGTTAGCATATAAAGATTTAGACCGAGTTCTTAGTACTAACGGCGGAATATCAACATCTATAACAAGTGTTGTTACTGCATTAAACACGCCATTATTAATTCAATCATTTATTACTCCTTCTACAGACCCCAACACAACTTCTATTCCAGTAGGTAGTTGGAATTATCAAATATATGCAAATGTTGATGCCGGAAGTAATTCTGTTTATTTATTTTTTAAAGCATATATATATCATTTAGATAATACAACAACCTTAATTTCTACTAGCGCAAATGTGGTGATTAATAATAACATGACTCAAGTATTATATTTTGTTTCTGGAACGGTTTCAGCACAGAATATCTTAACAACGGATAGAATATTTATTGAACTTTATGGAGGAAATATGGCTGCAACCGGAAATAGAACACTTACAGTTTACTTTAATGATAATACAATAGCGCAAGTAACAACATCATTATCACCAACAGTAGGTTCTACGGGAGCAACAGGAGCAACGGGAGCAACCGGCGCAACTGGCTCTACAGGAGCAACTGGCTATACTGGAGCAACTGGGGCAACCGGACCAGCAATTACGGGAGCAACTGGAGCAACAGGTGCAACTGGCTCTACGGGAGCAACTGGAGCAACAGGTGCAACTGGCTCTACGGGAGCCACTGGTTCTACGGGAGCAACCGGCGCAACTGGCTATACGGGAACTACTGGTTCTACGGGGGCAACAGGAGCAACCGGCGCAACTGGAGCAACCGGCGCAACTGGATCAACCGGCGCAACTGGCTATACGGGAGCAACCGGCGCAACTGGCGCAACTGGAGCAACCGGCGCAACTGGTCAAACAGGAGCAACAGGAGCAACTGGAGCAACAGGTTCTACCGGAGCAACTGGCGCAACAGGAGCAACTGGCCAAACCGGGGCAACAGGTTCCACAGGAGCAACTGGCTCTACAGGAGCAACAGGCTCTACAGGAGCAACTGGCGCAACTGGCGCAACTGGCTATACGGGAGCAACAGGTTCTACAGGAGCAACAGGTTCTACAGGAGCAACAGGTTCTACCGGAGCAACAGGCTCTACAGGAGCAACCGGAGCAACAGGCGCAACCGGAGCAACAGGAGCAACTGGTCAAACAGGAGCAACCGGAGCAACTGGCGCAACTGGCCAAACAGGAGCAACCGGACCAGCAATTACGGGAGCAACAGGAGCCACAGGAGCAACAGGAGCAACCGGAGCAACAGGTTCTACAGGAGCAACTGGCTCAACAGGAGCAACAGGTTCTACAGGAGCAACCGGAGCAACAGGCGCAACCGGAGCAACAGGAGCAACTGGTCCCACTGGTCCTCAGTTAACAAATGCTAGCACTATTACTATTACTGATACAAATACAGCAGGAACATATTATCCTACTTTTGTTAGTGCTGCAGGGGCAAGTCAAACCTTACGAGCAGATATAACTACTACGCCATTAACTTATAATCCTAACACTGGTATGCTAACAACTACGCAATTTACCACAACAGGTAGTTATGGGTCGGCACAAAAGTTTTACGCAAATACGAGTGATACTTCTCCATTACAACTTACTACTACTGGTGCTATTTATACTGAAAAATATTTTAGGATGGCGTCTGCCTCTGCTTTAACATCCTCTACTTTGTTTATTCAGGCAGAGCAGAATGACGCTTACGCTCAATTACAACTACAATCAGGAAACAATATTGGAGCACCAAGAGTAATTTTACAGCAGTATGTAGATTATACTACTTCTCCTGCTTTTGGTGGTTGTAATAATAAACTTGATATGAATGGTAATACTTTGACGATTACGAATGGTAATAATACAGAAAGTTTGCCTGAAAATACTATTACGATGTCTTATAATAGTCCTTACGCCAATAATTATATTCGGCTGAGAGTTGCTTTTGATGATATTGGTAATAGTAGTTTTCAGGATGTCGGTTATGAGTTTTATACCTTGAATATTGCTCTGCGTGATGTTTTTACTATTACTTCTGCTTCAACTAAACTTAATATTTATCGTATTACGACTTTTGGTGATGGTGGTGGTGGGACGACAGGAATATTAAAAAAATCAGTAATTAACGCAACTACAACTGGAAGCACTACTTTAACTTCGTTAAGCAACGCCTTTACTACTATTATTAATACTCCTTCGGCAGCAGGAAGAATATTTGTTTTACCTGCTCCAACAGCAGGAACAATTGGTTATTGGTATGCATTTTGTAATAAATCTACAACTCAAATAATAACAATAAATAATAGTATTGGTGTAGCACAAATAACTATTCCTGCTGGTCTTGCTGGTGGTGCTGGTGGATATGGTGCGGTTGCTGTTGATAGTGCTGGAACTGCTTATTTTCGTGTTGGTTAGTATTTTGTAATTACTCGGATATCAAATAATAACTACTATAAATTAATTGTTTTATGCTATAAAAAGAATAAAACAATAAAAAGTGAACGAATAACAGTTATAATTTATAAATTAAAATGCAGTTATAAATTATAGAATGGCAGCAGCACTTATAGGAAATATCATGATAAGTAATATAAGAACAAGCATTTCAACGACAACTGCAACTGGAGGAACTGGAGCAACTGGAGCAACAGGTCCTTCTATTACAAGTAGTAGTACAGCAAATTACGTTTTAACTACTCAGCCAGTAGGTTCTTTAATATGGTTACCATCTCCTCAAGTAGTAACAGCAGCGACCAGACCAACAGTACCATACACAGGACAAATGATATACGAAACAGATACTAAAGTTTTTTTGCAATATTTGCCCTTATTAGGCTTGGGAACTGGTGGATGGGTGTTGCCTTTCGCACAATGTGTTGGTAGAGTTCAAACAGCTGCTCTTACAATAACAATGACAGTTTCAAGTATACCACAATATGGCACAGGTTTACATTTTAGAGGAAGAATTCGGTCAACTAGAACAACTAACTTCTCAAATACAGGATGTAGATTTCAATTAAACGGTAATACAACTAGCGTATATTCCGGTCAAATAAATCCATCAGGAATTTTTCTAACACAGCCATTTGGATATATGGGACAATGTCCGGCTGAGGGAGTGCCATCTGCTCCTGCTGGTGAATTTGGTCCTTATGAAGCTTATATTCCAAATTATTCATCTAGTAATTCTATTGTTTCCATCAACACCACTGGAGGCGGTTTTAGTGGTGGCACGCCTGTAATTGTATGTAATATATATGCGCCTGCTTCCCCAACTGCTATAACATCAGTTACAGTTCGTGACGACAATAGTGACAATCTTGCCATTGGTTCAACATTAGAAGTTTGGATTGAAATGTGAAAATACACCGGTAACTTGAGTGCTCATTAAATGAATTTAAAATGATTGTATTACAATTAAGAATACAAATTATAATATGCAGCATTCAGTGAACAACGTGTTTGGATAACCAGTTTAGGGTCCATGGCAATATTATTCAAACTGTGATTTCACAACCATTAAAAATACCAACAATAAAAAATTATTATATTATCACAGTAATATAATAATGTCTAGCTATACAAATTATTTAGGGGTAAGAAGATGCTGCAATGAATCAACTAGTTTAGGACCTGTAGGTCCTCAAGGTATACCAGGTAATAGAGGGTCCGATGGGTTTACTGGTTATACTGGCCCAGAGGGTCCAACTGGGCGTAGTTGCAGAGGCCCGACTGGTCCTGCAGGAAAAACATTTATCATTGATCACCCATTGAATCCAACGAAGTATTTAGTTCATGCATGTTTAGAAGGCCCTGAAGCAGGAGTTTACTATAGAGGAAAGGCTACTATTGAAAATAATGACCACGTAGTAATTAAACTCCCTGATTATGTTTCAAAACTAGCCAAAAACTTTACGGTTCAATTAACTTCTATTTACTCAAAAGAGAGAAAAGAACCAAATATTTTAGAGGCATCTGAAGTTATCAATAATGAATTTGTTGTATATGGTAAAAATGGGTATTTTTACTGGACTGTTCTTGGATTACGGAGTGAAATTTTAGTTGAGCCGGATAAGACTTCAATTGTAGTCCACGGTGAAGGGCCTTATAAATGGTATTGAGCACCGAAGTAACAACCAAATAATAATAAATAATAATAAATAAAAAACTAGGTTATTTATGAATACTAATAATATATTATATAAATACTTATAATATATAATATATAAACAATGTCAAATTTTACATATTTAGGTTATTTTGGTTCAAAAAAATGCTGTAATTCGCAGAAAACAGGATTACAAGGCCCACAAGGTCCTCAGGGTGAAGACGGACCAAGAGGAATAGTTGGTGCCACTGGTTCGCGGGGAATTACTGGTCCAACTGGCGCAAGTTGCACGGGTCCAACTGGCTCGGTAGGTGAGGGAAAAACATTTATTATTGACCACCCATTGAACCCATTCAAGTATTTAGTTCATGCGTGTTTAGAAGGACCAGAAGTGGGAGTTTATTATAGAGGAAAAGCAACCATAGAAAATGATAAATCCGTTGTAGTTCAAATGCCACATTATGTATCACCATTTTCTTCAGAATATTCCGTATTATTAACACCCATTCATTCAACGCCAAATGGCGGACAAAGTGGGCATCTAAACAATGTATATGAGACATCAGAAGTAGAAGATAATAAATTTACTGTATATGGAAAAAACGGTAGTTTCTATTGGACAGTATATGGTAAAAAGAATGATATACTTGTAGATCCAGAGGTTGATAACATAAGTGTTTATGGACGAGGTCCATATAAATGGAGTTACTAATTTTTACGATTTTTCTCATTTAAACGCGGATTTTATATTTTATTATAGTATAAATGCGAAGCAAAAAACATTTTAGAGGAAATAAAAAAACATTGAAGAATAAAATTAATAAATATATATGTGAAAAAAAAGATATATGTTGTGAAGATGATATAGATAGAAAATTAGCAATACAAGATATTTTTGCGCTTTATCGTGAAATCGCGGATTTTATGTATGAAAAAGATGAATATTTATCATATATAAATAACGATTTAATTAAATTTATAGGTTATAAAATACATTTAGAAAACAAAAATGACAATAAAGGTCTAAGATTATGGAACGAAATAAATGGTAAAATGTTTGTAAATAAAAAACTAGACGAAACAAAAACAATGGAATTGTTAAATGTAGTTCCACTCTATTATTTACTATCTTTCTTAGGTTATGCTTATTATAGATATAAAAGAAATAAAGATATTATAGATAATATTACACCGACCGAAAAGAAAAAATAACAGGCGTTGTAAATGATAAAAGTTGTAAACCCCCATACTAATAATAATAATAATAACGTCTTACTAATAATATAAACAAATAATAATTATATTATTAATAAATTATAACAAATGACAGAACATACTCCCCAGGCTCAACCATATGAAAACAATATAACAATTGTATCATCATTTATAGCAAATGCTAACACGCGGTATGATAGAAAGACCGAGAATTATATTGAATTTGGCAAAAACTTGATGAAAGTTCCTATAAATAAAATAATATTCTTTGATAACGAATTAATACACACTATACCTAAGGAATTTTTTAATTCTAATACGATTATAATTCCAGTTAAAAGGGAAGATAATTACTTATATCAGCATAAAGATAAGTTAACAAACTTCCATTTAAATACGACTTATCCTGAAAAAGATTCCTTAGAGTATATGTTAACAATTTGTAATAAAACAGAGCGGGTTCGTCAAGCAATTGAATTAAACCCATTTCAATCAAATCAATTTATTTGGATAGATTTTGGAATAAACCATTTATTTTCATCAAACGCTTATGAAGTTTTTGAGAATGCAATACTTAAAATGCAAAACAAAATATCTAGTAATGTTGCAATAGCATCTATTTGGGACCCAAATATGTATGATTTAATGTGTATAAATTTTAACAGATGCATTTATACAGATGTATGTTGGTTTTTTGCTGGAGGCGTTTTTGGTGGTGATTCGGCGTCATTAATAAAATTCGCGGATTTAACAAAGAAAAAATGCCTACAAATAATTGAAGAACGGCAAAGCATAATGTGGGAGGTTAATGTATGGATGTTAGTTTACTTAGAAAACCCAGAATTATTTGCACCATATGCGTGCGACCATGATGGCAGAATTATATCGTATTATCCTATCTAAACGGGTGGGGTAATCTATGGAGTATATTTAATTATTCCATCAATATACGATTTATCATACAATGCAATATTAGTAGTTCTATCCCACGAACTATAACTGCAAATAACTCTATCGTCTTCTACAATCAATCCCAAGCAATACTCAATGCACTCTGTGTCAAATTTAAATGGCGCTGAATAGCGAAGTAGTTTCATATTCTCATCAAATACTGAAAATATGTGATAATAATGTCTCGGCTGTTCATATGAAACAATATGTCCAACAAACCATATTTCGTTGTTAAAGTTAAAGCCATTCGTAGAGCCACGCACATGATTAAAGAATTTAGGCATTTCAATTGTTCTAACAATATTTAATTGTCCAGCGTTATCATCAATTTTGCATAAAGTAAGAGGGAACCATTTATAAACTATTTGCAAAGAGTTGTCCGTATTAACATATACCCAATTTTTCTCACACTCGGAGACAGTAAAAGAAGGAATTATTTCAGTATAAATCAACATATTATTCTCAGACGTGGGTTCATATTTTCCAGTGACAATTCCAATCTTATTATTATTATGATAACCGGATCCTATAAACAATAGCGCATCTTCGTCATCATGAGAAGTTGAATTTGAAGTTGAACTATCATCATTATTGTTATTAATATTGTTATTAATATTATTATTATTAGTATAGTGGTTTCTAAAAATTCTAACATCTTCTATTCCAATATAACGTCTATCTACATAGTCAACGTCTATTAAACGCTCATTAATAACTTTAAAATCCTTTGTTAATTCAAAGTACTTATTAATAGTAATAATATGCTTATCGCATTCGTGATAATATCCATTAGAATCTATTTTATAATTTACCAAACGAACGTTATATAAATACCCATCATTATTTTTATTTGGAATAATACAACTAGATGATGAGTTAAAATGCACATAGTCGTCATTTATAGTATGGTTCATTGAAAACCCAAATCTAACATTTTTAGCGGGCGTCAATATCTCCTTATAGAATTTCATATTTGACAGCAAATTATTATTAATGCCTTGCTCATTACAATTGTTTAATATGGTAATTATTTGTTCACCTATATTTGTGACTTCAATATAATTTGCTATGATTGAATATTCATATTCTAATTTATACGTATAAACGTCGTTTTGTAAAAACAAATAATCCGACCATTTAAGATTTTTATTTAATATACTTTTCGCTAAGTTATAAAAAACTCTGGCGGTTTTGCATTGTCCGACATCTCTGTAATAATTTATAATTTCATAAAGATTTTCAATTCTATCTGGGAAATAATTATATCCTTCCAACCATGCATAAATAGCATCATTAATTTTTCCAAGTCTTCTATATGCTATACCAATTTTATAATAACTATACCACACTTCTTGATTCCACCCACCTAACTTTATACGTTTTCTATAAGTTTCAATTGCTTCTTCGTTTTTACCAGAATCAATATAAGTATTTGCTAAGTAAAAATGGTATCTATCGCTATTCGGATTTTCTTCAATACCTTTTGTCAACAACATAATATCTCTCTCGGCCTTATTCCCCTTTGATCCTCCATCACCAATATCGTTTATAAATAATTTCCATTTTTCAAGATTTATATTATGATTATCGGGCGGGGTATTTATATACTCATGTGTAACTCCAAAATAACTATATTTACCATTATTTCTAACGATTCTCATATTATAATATAAAAAATCATCAGTTCCTTGAAGAATAGAAAATGAATCTGCCATAGACAACGACGCTTTATCAAAGTTATTTATTTGTAATACCATGTCAGCATCTAAGAATATTATATAATCAGACATTCCAATGCAACTTTGAAGTGAAAAGTTTCTATTATGTGCAAAATCTTTAAATGGTTCAAAAACTATCTTACCAGTAATATTCTTACTATCAAAATACTCTGTTATTAATTCAGTCGTATTATCAGTTGAACCCGTGTCGCAAATACAATAACAATCTATAAAATTAGATACCGAGTCTAGCAATCTAGTGATAATTTTACTCTCATTTTTAACAATCATATTCAGACATAAAGTCGGTAGTGCCTTTTTTTCAGTTATTTCTAACTCCATTAAATATTAATATTCTTAATTATGCAATAACTTTAAGTTTTTAGTTTTGTTATAAATATAATATCATATATTATTAATAAATGGCTTTTACTAGATTTCATGATGACCCTTGTAGAGTAGAAAAGCAATTACAACAATCTACTGGCCCCGGCAGATGGATATTAAATGTTCCCGGTAATGGTGACAAACCGGAGTATATGGCTGACCCACAAATAAGAATTCAAACTTGGGGTGGAAACTTAATGACAAATTGTGTTGACTTAGAAAGTGAATTACGAGGTGTTAATAGAAGAGCAAATAAAGATTGTTTAGGAAAAGATGAATTTACCAGATTTAATGTTCCTACGCAACGAGTGTCATATCCTAGCAATTCGGTATTATATACTGAAGAATCAAGAACTATTATGCCTGCATGGACTGCTCGTGATTTAGAGCAAGTTAATTGGGGAATTCTACCATTAAATCCTCAAGAAAACACATGCTTCCCTTTTGAAAATAATTTAAATACACGAATTTTAGAAAAAGATAATTTTGTTGCAAAAATCCCGTGTTTATCTGATAGCGCTAAACATTCACAAATGTTACCATTACCAGTCAATCAAGGTAAACGTTCATTATCATATCCCCAAGGCCCTCAATTATGCACGCATGAAAATTCATGTGAGATGGTTGGCAAATAAAAGCATAATAAATATTAAATACCAAATAACAAACAAAAAATAAAAAAGAAACGCCCCAAAAATAGCAGAGTAACTGAACAACATAATAATTCAAGTATTTACTAATTATTAGACAAATGTTTAATAACTATTAAAACAACTATTAGAACAACTATTGTATTATAATAAGTATTGTATTATAATAAGTATTGTATTATAAAAATATAATACTCTATATATATTAATGGAGTTCGCAATTCCACTTTTAGCAGTAGGAGGATTATTCATAGTTTCAAATCAAGATAATCAAAAAAACAATCGCAAAGATAAAAGCGCTATTAAAAATAAACCACAAGAAAACATAGAGAAATTTACAAATATGGGCGCAAAGAATAATTATTTACCAAATACCGATATATCTCCTCAAAATTTTCCTGTTTCAAATGAATCTGAACTTGTTAATACTGTTCAAAAATATCCTAATCCCAACACCGCAACCGATAAGTATTTTAACCAAAATGTTTATGAGAATAAGCAAAATAAAGGAGTTCATGTTGGTAATAACATTCAACAAGTTTACTCATTAACTGGGGACTATGTAGCGCAAACGGATTTTAAACATAATAATATGATTCCTTTTTATGGTGGAAAAATTAAGGGTCAAGTCTATGACAATAACCTGGCCGAAACAATTTTAGATAATATGATAGGAAGCGGTTCTCAAGTTATTAAGAAAATAGAACAAGCACCACTTTTTAAACCCGAAGATAATGTTCAATGGGCATTTGGAGCCCCAAATAACAGTGATTTTTACCAATCACGTGTAAATCCGGGAATGAAGAGCAGTAATGTTAAACCATTTGAGTCAGAATATGTTGGACCTGGTTTAAATCAAGGGTATACGACACAAGGTAGCGGTGGGTATAACTCTGGAATGGAGGCTCGCAATAGTTGGCTTCCAAAAACAGTTGACGAATTGCGTGTTGCAACAAATCCTAAAATGGAGTATACTTTAGAGAATCATCAAGGCCCTTCTTATTCGCATGTGCAAAATGTAGGAATGATTGGAAAGGTTGAGAAATATCATCCTGACACATTCTTTATTCAAACTCAAGACCGCTGGCTTACTACTACTGGACAAGAAAAAGGGCAAATGCTTAGACCTATTGAGGAAGTACACTCTACAAGCCGTACTACAACAACGCAGTCATATACTGGTGTTGCTGGACCCGCCGACCGAACAGCCAACTATGTTCCTGGAGCATATGAAGAATCTAAGCGCGCCGAACTTCCTACATGCGATGTCGGACACTCTACTGCTATTCGCAGAGGCGATCACACCGATAAGGAAAACTTATTGAGAAGTCATACTAATTATTCTAACAATCGTTCTACAATGCGACAACCTGATGCAATTCGCAGTGGATTTGGTCGCGCCATTGGTGCTGTTATAGCGCCAATAATGGATATGTTTACTCCAACAAGGAGAGAAGAGTATTCTAGCAATTATCGCATATATGGTGATGCTGGAAGCAGTGTGCCAGATAGTTATGTATTGAATCCAAAGGATGTTACCCCAACGACTATTAAGGAAACTACATTATATACACCAGACTCGTATGTTGGACGACAAATTGAAGGTGGTGGTTATCAGACAAATGCTCAAACCCCTATTACTAATCAACGTGATACAACAAACTGTAGTTATACGGGAACCGCGGGTGGTTATTCATCTGCATGGGGTGACATGAGTTATGAAGCAGCGTATGCACAAAATAACAACGAGTTTAAAGAAAAGACTGTTGTTAGCAGAACTAATCACGGTAATACAAATATCTATAACCAACACATGAATGTAACTGTTGCTCGGGTTGACGCCGATAGAAATAATACTAGAATGTGGGTGCCAACAAACATGCCTCAAATGGCAATGTCAAAACAAGAATATGGACAGATTAGAGTTCCTCAGTATTATAATCAATGCATTGGTTGTGACCGAATTAGCCCAGATATCTTAAATGCATTTAGAGAGAACCCCTATACCCATAGTTTAACAGATTCTGTATAACAATAGTATAATTCACTTAAAAAATAAATGACATATTAAATTAGCCATGTTGTCTAATATGTCAAAATTAAGAATTATTAAAAACGTAACAACTGAGTTTACGAATAAGCAAAAACCATATTTTAATACATCAAAACCAATCTTATTTGACGTATCATTAAGGGATGGTATGCAAGGTATAAAAAAAACTAGACAAAATAATATTACCTTAGAGGATAAGATTAATGTTTTTCATAGCATAGTATTTAACTATGCTCCCAAAAAAATAGAAGTCGGAAGTATTGTTAATCCGAAGATTTTGCCGATTATGGCTGATTCAATACCGATGTATCATTACGCAACAAAATACATTAAAAATTCTAAGAGATTGGTAGAATTATCTGATATATACATGGTAGTTCCAAATAAAAAGGCATTTGATCTTGGAGTAACGCATGGTATTAGAAATTTTTCCTTTTTAACTTCCGTTTCTAATAGTTTTCAGAAGAAAAATATTAATAAAACTGTTCATGAAACAAAGAAGGATTTGACTGAAATATTTAAAAGTATTAGCATTAGCACTAGTAGTAGTACTAGCAGTAGTAGTAGCAGTAGCAGAGGTGTTGAAGAGACATATAAAACAAAACTATATATTTCATGCATTAACGCCTGTCCATTTGAAGGAATAATAGACAATGATGTTATTGTTAATGATATCTTAACATATCATGCAGAATTTCCATTAATAGACGAATTTTGTTTATCAGATACATGTGGCTCTTTAAAGCATGAAGATTATGAATATATAATTGATGCATGTATCTTTTTTGGATTGCCGCCATCAAAAATATCTCTTCACTTGCATGTTAATAAGGAAAATATTAGCAATGTTCAACAAATTATATTTCATTCATTAGATAATAATATTATAAGGTATGATGTTTCTCTCTTAGAGAGTGGTGGTTGCTCTATTACTCTTCCCTCCTCTAAATTATTACCAAATTTGTCTTACGAAATGTTTAATAAAATTTATGCAAAATATAGGTCGTTGCGTAGTTAAAACGCAGAATATTACAATCCATATAATGTTATAAAAATAATATTTATAGCGTTTAATAGAATATAAAAAAAACAGACACTAATTTAAGTATGACATTAAATATACATCAAAATATAATAGAAAAATTAAAATACTTTCACGAAAAGCATAAAACCCCGAATATTATATTTCACGGTCAATCTGGGTGCGGAAAGCGAACGATTGTAAATAAATTCATCAATATTATATATAATAACGATAAAGAGAGAATTAAATCATTTGTTATGTATGTAAATTGCGCGCACGGTAAAGGCATTAAATTTATAAGAGAGGAATTGAAATTTTTTGCTAAGACGCATATTAATTCAAATGGCGGCGACATCTTTAAAAGCATTGTATTATTAAACGCCGATAAATTAACTATAGATGCTCAATCGGCACTACGAAGATGCATTGAACTATTTAGTCATACTACTCGGTTTTTTATTATTGTTGAAAATAAATATAAGTTATTGAAACCTATTTTATCAAGATTCTGCGAAATATATGTGCCAGAACCGATTTATAGTGGCTCTATAATTAATCTATATAAATATAATTTAGAAGAAACATTTAAATTGAAGGATGTTAAAATCCAACGCACAGAATGGTTAAAAAAGGAATTACAAAAAATTATAATTAAAACAAAGGTAAATCATGAAGACCTTATTAATATATCAACAAAATTGTATGAAAAAGGGTATAGCGGCATGGATTTAATGCAATTATTAGAAAAACCCGGAACTTTTAAATTAAGTAACCTAACAGAAGAAAAACGATATGAACTTTTATTCACATTTAATAAAGTAAGAAAAGAATTTAGAAATGAAAAACTATTAATATTGTTTATTTTAAATTTTACTTTTTTGAGTTTAGATTACACTTTAGAAAATATATCATTTATGTAAAAATGGATGATTTTAATGTATCTAGTCTGCATGAGTCAAAAAACGAGTGGGGCTCTAGGTTGTTAACAATTGTTACGCCACATATTATTGACGGGTTGAAGTCTATATTTGATGAAGCAATCAAATTATGTAGAGATAATAATGAAATTGATAAGTATTTGATGACGTTTCAAAATTTTATTACCAGAATACCTAAGTGGAACTCTAATATTATTGAGACTGAGAAGGGTCGAATAGTTGAAAAAAGCGGTTGTGGATATTTAGAGGATTTAGTAACATGCGTACATGTTATTCAACTTAAGTTGTTATCTGCTATCCGTGTCGGGCAAAAACAGAAAAAGATTGATATCACCATTCCTAAGTTAGATGATTTTATTCATAAAATATATATTAACTGTGCTAGAAAGGTATATAAGAACGTATACTTATTTGAAATTAATATCCCTCCTCTACAAACTCAAAAGAATCACCGAGAATTAGAAATTATTGTTCAAGAGTGCATTTTAAATACGGTTAGAGATAGCATTCCTGTTGAGGCTATTTTACAGGCTTATATGGATGAGACTATTGAAGAACATGTTGTTGAGGAAATTAAGGAGCAAGAAGTTGAAGACCCTAATAAGGATTCTAGAAAGGAGGCCGAAACACAAGTCATTTCTGAGACAGAGCCAAGGCATAACTCTGAGCCCGAGACTCCTAGACAACTGGAATCGGATACTATTTCTTCAATTTTAGAGCAAAATAAGTTAGAAGCCGACTTAGCATTCCCCAGTTTATCAAATGACGTGGATAACACAAGTTCTAACTCATCAAGCAAACTATCATTTAGTGATGTAGATTATGCCGCGGACTCAGAAAACAATGTTGAGGCCATTGATGCGCCAAAGAATTTTGAGAGACTAGATGAGATTAGTGCTGCTAGAAATGCTCAAAGAAAAATGGATGAAGATAATGATGATGATAGTAATATCCGATTGCAGATTACTGACCAGGACGTATCATTAGATGGCTTAGACGTGCATAATATAGAGTTTCCTGAGTTGAAATTACAACCAGATATGTTGTTAGATGATATTGAAGTTTTAGAATAACATATTGCGTAAAATAAAAAATAAGAATGTAGTCGTTTAAGTTATAAAATGAATACATTTGTCATTGCTGGAATAATATCCTTTGCATATTTTATCATTAAATTTATTGAAATGCGCTTTATAGATAAGGAAAACAAACCGCTTAAATTCTTGATGAGAGACTCGTTGTTAGTCTATTTTAGCGTAGTTTTTGGGTTATTTATTGTTGAGCAACTTAAACCAGTTATTCAAGAAGGCGGTGAAGGTGGTATAATAAACCCAGCCGTTTTTACTGATAACCCCGGGTTTTAATCCCCTTTATCAACGAAGATGTCTTCTAGTTTTACGCCTCTTTTGCTGTTCATATTTTTTAGTGCTTTTTCTTGGGTTTTTTTTTGGGTTTTTTCTTGACTTAGTTTTTCTCTTTTTTTTACCACCACTAAGCAGTCCTTCAAATAAACTATTTTTTATTGCATTTGATAATGGCAATAAAGGAAATATGTCTCTCTCTCCGCTATGCGACGAGTCGTTGTAAAACGCGATTCTCGCATCGGTCGCCTCTTCTTCTGCTTGTTTTAAAGCAATTAATTTTTGATTTTCGGCCGCAATTTCTTCGGGATTTTCCAATTCAATTTGTGTAGCCGATTTATTATCATAATTATATGATACCCAACCGTAAACTTCTGGATTTTCACTTAATGGTAGGTTATCCGAACGAACAAGTGTATTAAATATTTTTAAAGCTTCAGCAAATTTATTCTCAGATACTAAATGCTTTATCTCTTGCAACTTTTCTGACGGTATTTTATTCGCATAACCAAAATCTATTATTAAAGCATTTCCCGAAATTCCATTATAATAACCAGTAACTGAGGGATTTACTAACATATTTCCAGTGTGAAAATCTCCCTGAGAATAACCAGTTTTTAAAGCTAAATCAATAATCTTTAATCTTATCATGTTTTCATATATCCGAATATCAGCATCGGATGTTATTCCATTATGGTAAAGGTCATAAAACGTTTTATAATCATCTGCTATTTCCATTCCCAAAACACCTAAATATGGGATTGAACCACTTGTAATTTTTTCAATAATTACAGTTATTAATCTATTGGTTGCGTTAGAAAAAAACCCATATTTATCAGGAATCTTCAACTTAGACATAAATTCAATTGCATTAGCTTTATCCTTCTTAATAGATGCATAAATTGGTGCTGGACACAATGGGTTTAAATAAGAAATAGTCTTTAAAAATATATCTGTCTGTACATTTATTTCTGTTGTAAAGGTTTCTTCCTTTTCTAAATTTTTAACAGCCAACGGTGGTGAAACAGTTTTAAATGGAACGGTCCATACATTATCGTCATATTCACCGCGAACCTCTGAACGAATTCCAACAATTTTTATAAGTATTTTTTTAACTGGTGATTTAAAATTAGTTGAACGAATCATTTCGTATGGAGATTCAACGCCGTCCTTTAAAGTGCACTCAAATATTACGCCACTTGCGGAATTTGATGTTGATTTTAACCATGTAACTTCTGCGCAATTTTCAATAAAAAAAATAATTGCTTCTTCTGGGCTTGTTTTTATAATTAGACCTCCTTTTTGAAAATCTGTTTTCATTTTTGTGCAAATATATATTATATATGAGAATTAAATATTTTACGTTTTTGTTTTTTTTCGGGTTTCTTATTTTTTGCGGTTCTTACTTTTAATTTTTTTGACCGAGTTTTATTCTGGGTTCTAGTTCTATTTCCGGTTTTATTTTTATTTTGGGTTTTATTTTTATTTCCGGTTTTACCACCAGAAAGCACTCCTTCAAATAACCTATTTTTTATTGCATTTGATAATGGTAATAAAGGATATTTCTCTCTATCTACGCTATGCGACGAGTCATTGAAAAACGCAATTCGCTCATTCGTTTCATCTTCTTTTCTTGTATTTAATTCTAGTATTTCTAGATTTTTTGTAGTTTTTTCACTCGGAGTTAATGGCAAAACCCCAACTCCATTAGGAAGTCCGCATTTATATAAATAGAATAACCACCCAAGTTTTATTAATTCATTTGCAACTATTGGTAATTCTCTATTCAATAAATGATTCAATCTCTTATTTGTAGGGTCTGTAAAAAGTCGGCTTTTCAAATCTTGTATATATTTTATAAGGTCGTTCAATTTATTTACTTTATATAATTCCATTAGTGCAAAATAGTATTGACCATTATTAATATGAACATTAATAGTTTTTAAAATATCCGGAGGAATTTTTTTAGTAGACCCAAAATCTATTAATAAAACTCTTCCGGGCATGCCTTTATAACATCCTTGAATAGAATGGTTTATCAATATGTTTCTGCCATGACTGCTATTATGTATATAACCAGTTTTTACTGCTAATTCTAGTTGCCTTAATCTAGACATGTTTTCGCTAATATTAAGAATTAATTCGTTTTCTTCGCTTGGGTCTTCTATATAATTTTCACAAATCTCATCTAATTCCAAATATCCTTCACCTAGTTCCATTGCTAAAACTCCTAAAAAGGGGATTGTTTTATCTAATATATTAGTCAATAAATTAATTAATATTTGTTTAGATAGATATTCATCATCAGGTGTCTTGGTGGACAACAATCCAACAAAATTAGAAGAAACAGTTTTATCTTTAATAATTTCTCCATAAACTGGTGCCGGACATATAGGGTCTAAATATGATAATGTTTTATAATATATATCGGTTTGTATATTTATCTCGTTTTCAAAGTCTGATTCTGACATTAAAGAATTTTCTTGCTCTAAAGCAGAAATTATCCATGAACGGTCTCCCGATATATCAGGATTATAAATTCCCACTATTTTAATAATTATTGACGTTACTGGAGTTTTATAACTTGAAATAACTGTTCCAGATGAATAATTTGATAACCCGCCAAATAATGTTTCATACGGCGAATCTTCGGGGTTTCTCAACCATCTGCAGTAAAATAATAAACCAAAATTAGAAGTGTTATTGCTAAGTCCTCTAACTTCGCATCCTGATAAAAAATAATCAAATGCTTCCTTTGCTGTTTTATATTGAGACTTTATAAGAATCCCGCCTTTTTGTATTTTTGTTGGCATACCTAAAATAAGAAGATATTATTTTTCAAATCGCTGCACCGGTCATAATATTGAACTGTGAGTGGCTCTTGTTCTTGTTCTTGTTCTTGTTCTTGTTCTTGTTCTGGCTCTTCATAAAACGGAATTAAAAACCGCGCCTCTTCTCTAGTAAATGAACCACTTGACCATTTCTGGTTTTCTTCGTTATAAAACTCAAAATATTCATAACTTGACCTTGGAATGCGGACAAACATTCCTAGTTCTTTTTCTAGATACCGCACTTCAGTTAATGATTCAAATTTGTTTTTTGTAAAGCAATAATAATCTGCCTCGGGTTTATCAAATATTGGATAGATGCGATTATTTAAACAAATATATCCACGATAGAACATTGGAAAACATTCATCGGGGTCATCTAAGTCCTGAACCTGTTTTATAAATATATAACCATTATCAAATTCACAATAAGAATACTTATTTATTTCCCCAGAAATTACGCCACGCCATTCAGATTCAGATTCAGAATCTGATTCGGATTCATCGCCATCGCCATCTATGCATCTTATTATTTTTTGAGGAAACTTAATAATCATTGCAGACTTCATGCGAGATAATGTGTTATTTCTCTCTTCATCGGTTTGCGATTCGTTTAAAAACGCTAATCTTTGCTCTTCTGGATACGTTGCAACAGTTGATGGAAGTATCATAGTAAATTCGGGTGGATTCAGCAATCGAAAACGAAGCAAACGCTCAAGATTTATAAATCTTTTCAAGTATCTTTTGCGAAACCTTGCTCTGAAAATATATCGTTGTTTGGCATTACTGAAAATAAACTTAGGGAAACTATTTTTTCCTTCTAATATTGCAGCATCGCGTATTATTCGGTTCAATACATTTGTAGGTAAATTAGGAGCAACACTCATTATATGGCGCCAAGATATTTATAATAAACTTTTAACTTATAATAAGAATTCAATTTTTTCAGATATTCCATTCCTAAAAAAATTGAAGCATAAATTAGGCATTTATACAAATGAAAAAGTCCAAATCAGAATGGGTACACCTGAACCAATGTTTGCTAGTGTCAGAAAGGGGTTAATAAAGATTAATAATAATTCTAATGTGAATTATCGTCTTAAAACCGGCGATAACTACTACATGTATCTGCCGAATACTGATGAGTTGCTATACCTACAATGTAGCGGAGTGGCAATCAGAGCAGCGGATATGAAAATTTTGCAACATAGCAAAAACGGTAAGGCTGTGACGTATGATATAAATTGTACATTTGGATACCAATTTGAGCAGTATGATGCTGTTAACTTTAGTAGTTTCAAATACCGTGAAAACTGCGAACTATATGCTGAAGAAAATATTTATGAACCGCGTCAACAAATTGAGACCTTATTTTTAAAGGATTGTTAAATTGACTACTGTGAGTTTTGTAATACTATTACTATAATTTATCTGCCACTCCATACTTTTACAATAGATAACCGTGGTATTTTTTTATTACGCATATTTTCTTTATGCTCTAAATAACTATATCCCCATTTACAATACGTTTTAATATCACCTAATAATGATTGTATTCGCATTTCTCTTAGATATTCAATAAAAAATACGATGCCCATTATTCTCTCTAAGCAACATCTATCTAATCTCGTTTTTACTATAGTCAATAGATTAGAAAGTTTATATTTATTCTCTAATCCAATTAAGAAGTCGCGATTAATAAAACACTGAACCCCAAAACATCCACGCCAAATATCATTATTAAACTTACCTAATACATCATAATCTCTATTTTGAAATAAAACATTCATTATTAAATAATTATTAGAGAGAGAACCAATAAGCCGCGCAGTATTATTGTAATTCTCTTTTTTCTCACAACTAAAATGCCATAGTGGTAGTACTTTTATTTTTGTATCTATAAGTTTTTCAAAATTTATGCGTTGTTGAATAAAAACGCTATCATGAATTATAATCGCATTATCAAAGAAATCGTTTTTATAAAAATAATAATATGGCAATAGTTCGCCGCGGCCATGAAATTCAGACGTTATATACTCAATATTTTTATAATCAAATTCGGCCTTTAAAAATTTCTTATCGCTGTTATCATCAATAATGACAATTTTTTTAAATAGATAAAAACATCTTATATATCGTATACATTCATTCCAGTATTTATTTGTAATTTCTGAATTAACATGTCTAGTAATTATAAATCCAAAATCTTTATTATTTATAATAGGCGAAGTCATTTTATTATTATACTAATAAAATAACTTTACAAAATTTCGTTATTAGAGAGAAAGATTAGGTATTTCATCTATATTTAATAAATTAGCATCAGATGGAAGAGCCGATTTCGTAACTGCAAACTTTTTAAATTCTTCGCGCTCTAGTTGTGCATTTGGTGTATGATGGTGCACGCATCTGGCAATCATTTTATATAATTTAAAATCAGGATATCTCTCTACTCCATTATTTTTATAAAGAATATTTATGCCATTGTCGTCCAAGCACCACTCATAAATAAGTTTAACAATAGGTTCACATTTATCAAGGTCGTTTAATTCATCTAAGTCTTCAATAATATAATCAAATATAGAGCATGCTAGACGACATAAATCAAAACTATAATTTGGCTCTAATCTTGGCTTCTTTTCATTAAAATATGGTTCTGTGTTATATTGCGTTGCAGCATCTGCGCCAGGTTGATAACTATCGCTACAAAATAACTTCCCATCAAACTTATATATTGCTCTTCCAAAATCAATTATTTTAAATATACGCCCATAAGTTGGCACTTTATAATACGTCTTTTTATAGCAATAATAAATATATTTTTCATTAGTTGTGTTATACATAACATTATTTGTATGCAAATCATTATGTGTGAATGAGAATACCTTTTGATAAGTAATAAGAATCATTATTATTTGAAGTAAAGCCGAGAACCATTCACCATGAGTTAACTCACTAGTTATTATTAAGTCATCAAAAGTGTTTTCGCAATTCTCCATACATATAATTTGAACAGGGAATTTTGGGATTGTTGCATTAACTTGAGGTTCCTCGCAGTTATCAGAATTATCAGAATTATCAGAATTATCATCTGTCCATTCATCATCATCTTTGTCATCGTTATCTTCTTTGTTATCGTTATCTTCTTTGTCATCGTTATCTTGTTTGTTATCGTCGTTTAAGGAACTGTTAGACTCGTTACTATTGCTATCACAATCCTTACAAGGCTCGGCGTCAGCATCAAAATCATTCTCGGAATTATGCTCCCCAGTTGATGTATGTGACGTTCTTGATGAGCAAGTAGATGATGATTTTATTGTAGTGCTTCGCATGTCTTTTGAATTAAATGAATCAGAATTAGTAATATCAACCAATTCAGTCAATTCAGTCAAATCAATATTGTTATCTTTTAAATCATTTAGCGTTAACAGAGTGCTTGACTGAGTTTCACTAAATATATCATCAAATAAAGTATTATCAAACGACATTACTGATAATGCAGATTTATTACTTAAATTATGACTATTGCCTATTTTAATTGGTGGTTTTGAATTTTTTTGTTCTTGTTGCTCTTCCTGTTCATATAAAAAACTATAATCCTCTACTTGAAAAGATATATTTTTATTTTTATTAAAGAAGTCCGATTTACATAAATAATCTATATCATCGGCAACATTTAATTTAAAATCTTGTTTTATTCCTAAAAAGGAACCATAATAGTCAACGCCATTAGTGAAATTATACTTATGAATTAATGTGCTAGAGAGAAATGAGAAAAACCCATCAACATATGCTGAATTATTTGCATCTAATACTTTTGGGTGAACGCTCCCAATATCTGAGTTTAATTTTGGTATTTTAAACAATGCCGGGTCATTAATGTTATATTTACCAATCAAAAATTTAAAAGGGTCTAATAGTGGAGCCATCTTAAAAAACACCTGCTTCTTCTTTGTTTTTCCAGTATCAACATTTTGGATAGAACAATTATACAAGCATTTATTATCTGAATCGCATTGTCTGTTCTTTATATTTGTTAGAAACCAACTGTTGTTTAGGTTTAAAGAATTATAGTTTGTATCATTCAATAGGAAAAATTTTTTATAAATAGGAATATAATTTTGTGTCTCTGAGAGAAAGGTTAGGTCTTCCCTCTGAAAGTCCTTAAATAACTCTGCATTTTTTCTCTTTTCATAATTAAGTTTAAAAGAGGTATTGTCGTTATCCATTAGTCAAATAATATATTAATAATATTAATTTTTAACTTATTTATTGTTTGTGTTATCAATTTTAGTGAATTGCGTATTTTATTTTAAGTGAATTTTCTAAAGTAACATTAAACCCGCCAGTATGACTTTAGAACTTAAAAAATTTGATATGAAAACTATTAGTTTCAAACCGAATGAGTCTAAAGGTCCGGTTGTTGTATTAATTGGGCGTCGTGATACGGGTAAGTCGTTTCTTGTAAGAGATTTATTATATTATCATCAAGATATCCCTATTGGTGTTGTAGTTGCAGGCACAGAAGAGGGTAACGGTTTCTATGGTAAGATGGTTCCAAAATTATTTATTCATAATGAATATAATACTGCTATTGTTGAGAATATTCTAAAACGTCAAAAGTCGGTTTTAAAGCAGATAAAAAAGGAAATGGAGAGTTTTAAGAGAAGCACAATTGACCCGAGGGCATTTGTTATTTTAGATGATTGTCTTTATGATGGAGCATGGACTCGTGACAAAATGATGCGTCTTCTCTTTATGAACGGACGTCATTGGAAAATCATGCTTATCATAACAATGCAATATCCGTTGGGCATTCCCCCAACACTAAGAACCAATATAGATTATGTTTTTATTTTGAGGGAACCATACATTGCCAATAGAAAACGCATATACGAAAATTATGCAGGTATGTTCCCAACATTTGAGTCCTTTTGCCAGGTCATGGACCAATGCACAGAAAATTATGAGTGCTTAGTGATTAATAATAATGCAAAATCCAACAGATTACACGAACAAGTCTTCTGGTATAAGGCCGATTCACATAATGATTTCAAATTAGGCTCAAAAGAATTCTGGGAACTCAGTAAAGATATCAACTCAGACGAAGAAGATGAAAAATATGACCCAAATAATGCTAAAAAACGCGGGCAAGGTCCAAAAATTAGCGTTAAAAAGACAAAATGGTAAATAAAAATAATATAACAATAATATAATAATACTTATATGGATGTACCTAAAACGGTAATTATCGGAATAAATATGCATGGGGAAATTCCTTTGAAAGAAAATGGTTATGCAATGAAAGGAACTGTTCCAGAAAAAATGACAGTCACTATTATAAATGCAGTCGTCCCGGGCGTGCCAAATATATCTACTTTAGAAAATTATGAAAATTTGACAGAAACCGTTTCTAAAAATATTTCATCTTCAGAAAACAATTGGGATTCAATGTCATTATCTCAAATAGAGGAATTGTCTGAAAACATAAAATCGGATTTGATTAAAGAAAATGAAAGTCAGTCTAAGGAAATTATAAAACAACACAAACGTTTAAATTCTAAAAAAACCACTGACGTTAATTTTCAAAGATATGCGCATTCTTACGATAACGCGTTTAAAATAACTACTTATAACGAAAATGATAGTATTCCAGATAAATTATATTATAAATTTGGAGATGGCGAAGTTTTAAACCCAGAAAATATAACAGAACAATATTTTAATCAAATAGTTATCTATAATTTAAAAGGTGAGCCTGATATTTTTGAGTTGTTGGAAAGTGTTGGAATGGAAATAGATGAAATTACAACAATTCAATTAATAGAATTTTTGCAATCTTTGGGCGTGGAAAATTTGATTATTATAGATTTATCATGTTCTACATTTAAAAGCGGAGAATTCAGCATTAGTGATAGAAGAATTAGATACATGAGGAGAACTTTGGCTAAGGGCATCAATAAAAAAACAAAAAGAAAAGGTAATAATAAACAGCGAAAATCACGAAGGAATAAAAAATTGCGCAAACCCAAAAAGATATATTTAAAGTAAAAAAATAAAACAAAATAAAACAAAATAAAACAAAATAAAACAAAATAAAACAAAATAAAACAAAACAAAAAGACAATTATATTTATATTATATTATATTATGGATAAACCAGGTGAAAACATTCCATCACAAGATGAAGTAAATAATGAAATAAAACAACAAGTTAAAAAAGAATTGCCTAAGATAGAATCAATTGTTCCCAAAAATGAAGTAGAAACAACTGCACTATTAAATAAAATTGACCCATTGGTGTTAGCAAAATTTCCATTCGGAAAAAAACTCCTTAGAACCACAATTGTTAATATTATAGATACATTAAGTAGCGCGGTTAAAACAAAAGAACAGAAAATGATTATTTCAAAGTTGGATGATGTGCGCATTGCGTTAAATGAAGCAATTCTGAAAACTGGTTTTACTGGATTTAAAAATAGAATAAAGACCGCGTATAACAGATTTAGAGGAAGAATGGGAGGAAGAATGGGAGGAAGAATGGGAGGAAGAATGGGAGGAAGAAGAACAAGAAGGCAAAAAGGGGGTCAAGAAGCAGAAGCAGTAGAAATTCCCTTAGGACAAGGAATTGGAATTCCAATTTATGATGCCGAACCTCTTGACCCCGAAGGCCTCGGTAATCGCGGAAGTAATTCCAATTACTTTCACCCAAAAGTTTTTGACGAAGCAACGGCTACTTATTTAGATAGAATTAATAACATGTTTGTAGCAATTCCTGTTAATCTTATTCAAGGCGCTAATTGCAAAATAATGAGTCCGGATAAATGCGTGTTAACACTTATTTATATATTAATGTGGTTTTTGGGAACATTATTTTTTTTAATTAATTTGTATGCCACGCTTGCCTTAAAAATTACACATATGGTTTTGCATTTTCCATTAGAAGCAATTTATAATACATTAAGTTACTTAATAGCGGTTATTATAAGATTGTTTAATACAATTAGACCACAAAATGCAGAACAAAATGCACCTGAAGTATATGATGAACTTTTAAACATAATACCTACAGCACACGTTGAAGTTCCGCAAGTATTTCCACTAGAATCAAACAGAGGCGGAAACCGAAGAAAATTAAAAAGGGGTAAGAAATCTAGAAAATTGACAAAACAAAACAACATAAAATAAAACAAAACAACATAAAATAAAACAAAACAACAACAGACAAATCGTTATATTACGTTCAATAAATAATATAATGATTTTTATTTTAGCGCGGCAGTTTAATCGCTCTTATCCTTGGTCGCAAAAGGCCCGCTTATAAGTTCACTTTGTCCATTATCGGTCTTTCCAATGACAATATTTTCACCCTCAAATAATTCTGCCCGGATATCAGCAGCAGAGATTGAACCCTGGTCCTTCAATGTTCTCTCTTGAGTATTCATATTACTTACGCCAACAAGATTTCCCTCATCATCAATCGTTTGAGTGAGGGTCGCGCCAGTTTTTTCCGCCAACTTAATATTCTCATCAATAGCCTTCTTCTTTGTCTCCTTAACACGCTGGTCAAAAGCGGATTTAGCAAATGCCTCATTCTTATTTTTCTCATGCATAAGTTGATTTAATTCTTCCTCCATATACTCAACACGTCCAGTCTTATATGCCTCGGGGTCCCATGGCATCCATAAACCAATTGGACCAACAAACACATCATGGTTAGGGTCTAATTCACGCAACATTTTGCAGCGTAACTCGGCTTCTTCCATTGTGGGATATGCGCCGCGAATTTTTATTCCACGAGTTGAAGTCTGAAAACTATGTTTAGCATTAAATGAGTTTTCAAGGTCCTCTTCATTCTGGTCAATAAACGTCTTATAATCATTTTCCATTCCACCGTCAATAAAACCTGCTTGTTCTTCTGTTAAAAATTCTTTAAAATCCTTAGAAATCTCCTCAAACGATAGTTTATATTTATAACTAATAAAATTCAAAAACTGAACAAACTTTTCCATGCTTTTTGAGAATTCCCACTTCTTTAGGAACTCTTCAAAAAAGAACAACTCCTTTTGTTTTATTATTCTTTCAGGAGAAATAAACGAAATACAGACAAATTTTTGTCCAGCAAGTGGTTTATCTTCATCCAAAACATCAACATATTTAGGATTAACACTGCCCTTTTCGGTTGTCTTCTTTTCAAAACCTGCAAGGTTTTCATTCACATCCTCTGGACGTTTTACTTTTGAATGCGCTACCATTTTATACTTTAGACATATTTTGATTTTAAGTTTTTATCGCATAAATTATTTTTTTTCTTTTTATTTAATATAAGATGTTTGATATTGCCGAGCTTGTAAAAAGGGTAATCAAGTATTTAGTTGAGGGCTTGATGGTTGCTATTGCTGCCTATGCTATTCCTAAACGTTCTTTGAATGTTGAGGAGATTGTTTTACTTGCGTTAACTGCCGCCGCTACCTTTAGCATTTTAGATACCTATGTCCCCAGCATCGCTGTAACCACTCGTTCTGGCGCTGGCTTTGGCATTGGTGCTAATCTTGTTGGGTTTCCTGGCGGGCTCTAAGTGGGTCTAAATTTAAAATTTATACGACCAAAATTTATACGTTCAATAATATAATATTTTAATTATATCATATTATTTTATAATGCCAAAAAGTAAAAAGAATTTAAAAATTAGAAGACTTAATAATAAACAGTCTAGAAATGTTGGCGGTCAGGTTGGAACACCGCCTGGTTCTCCGGGTCAAATTGCAATATCGCCTATCTCTCAACAAGGATCGCCAAATGAATTGGATTTAGATAGCCCAGTTTTTAATATTCCTGGAAGCCCTCTGGTAAATCCCGATTCTGGATTTACTGATGTGCCGTCTGAGACTGGTGTGGCGCTAAATTTAGAAAGCGCATTCGCAGACGTTGATGATACGCTTTCTGGGGTTGAAGAAGATGCATCAACATCAAACGCGGTTCCTGGACAGCCAAACCCAAACGCGGTTTCTTTTGGTTCACTTCTAAACGAGTCTAATGGTTCTATTGGTGGTAAGAAAAAAACTAAGCAAACAAAAAAGACGAGAAAGACAAAAAAATTAAGAAAAACAAGAAAAACAAGAAAAACAAGAAAAACAAGAAAATCAAGAAAATCAAGAAAATAAAGAAAGACAATGCCGAGTTAAATTAAATAGTAGCAATAAATTCCCAATCTAATTCTTCGCATATCTTTTTCCAAATAGTATCTTGTTCTATTAGTTTTTCTCTATCCTTTAACATTGGAATTTCTGGAAGATACTGTGTTTCATCCAGCAATTCAAACAACTTATAAAGAACATAATAATAGTGTAAAAAATTAACACGATAATCTGGGCAATGTTTTGCATATGGATATTGAATTTCCATGAAGAAATTACATAATGTCTCTTCTAGTTCTTGAGAGATAATCGGGGGTTTTATGCCCAACTTATCTTTAATGAAGTTAATATGCTCATAATATTTATTATATCCTAGTTTTTTCAATACTTCTTTTGTCTTATAATATGTCAATTTAGAGCATTCTATTCTCTCTTTTTTAATCTGATATTTTAAATTTTCAATTACTTCTACCGGTATTTGAGTGGTTTCTTTTCCTTGAAACTGAGCCAAAATCTCTTTAAAATGATTTATTTTTTTATAAGCATAAAAGCATACTTCTTTTGGTGGTTCTTTATAAGATGGTTTCTCGTTTTCAATTAGATACTGCACATTTTTAAAACATAAATTACAAACTAGTACACCGTCGTCGTCAATCGGTATTAATTCTCCTTTATAACAAGACTGACATACGTCGGTTGGTCTTAAAAAAGAATTAATATCTAAAAAGGATTCATCTATATTACTTAAGTACTTTTGAAAAATATTATCATTCTTTCTCTCTATGTTAACAGAACTGTCTGCGTTATTTATCTTAAAAAATGACTCTAAGACTTTATTTTTATTTGAAACTGGGGTTCCTTTAGAGATATCCTTCTTATTTTCAAAATAGTCAAAAATATATTTGGAATTATCTAAAAAATAATCAACCTTTTTAGATTTTAATGACCGTATTTCAATGGCAATATCTCTAAGTTTATCTTGATATTCCATTATTTGTTCAATGGTTAATAATTTATCTTGATTATTTTTCTCAAGGATAGACCTTATTTCAACCCGTTCTTCTTTTAATTTAGGTATCCTATCTATTTCATCCTTGTTGAATTCATTTATAAATTCTTTATGTTTGCCATCTAATGTTGTTGAATTTTTTTTATTAACCTTAATTTTTTTAACATTCTTTGGCTTGAACGAAGGCATTTAGTAATCTAATATTTATCTATATATTTTATTTAATAGTTTATAAGAGTAAAATATATAAACAAAGACACATAAACTAGTTAAAACTTTAGTAAATTTTTATTCATTTTTAATAAATGAATGACATAGAATTAAAAGTTAATATTGAAAGTATAGGAGAGAAAGGGTATGATATTAAAATAGATAAAATAAAATTTCAAAAAAT